GAGCCCCTGGGCATCCTCCTCGGTCACTCGGAAGAACACCGACTCCGGCGCGTACATCGAGTCCAGCAGCCAAACCCGCGCCGCGATCGCCGCCCAATCCTCCCGCAGGCAGGCGATGTCGAGACTGGCTCTGACGTTGCCCTCCTCCAACAGCGCCAACGTCTGCCGGGCCGTCCTGGGAGCGTTCGGGCGATCGCTCGCCCGGCCCAAGTTCATTTCCGTGCGGCCAGTCAGCCGCTCGCCGTAGGCCAAGCAGGCCTGCTCCTCCGCGATTGGGTACTCGAGGTTCGCCGGCGCAAGTAGGAACCTGGCGCTCGACGGGTCGGCGGTCGGAATCGCCTGCCGCGGCTCGTACGGCGCCGCCTCCGGCTCGTACCCTTCCCCTGGACGATACAGAAGGATCGGCCCCACGCTGAACTGGCCACCTTCCGCGCCCAGATTGTGGGCCACGGAGGCCTGGGCCTCGACCCGCTCGAGCAGTTCTCCGAACGACCCACACCAGTAACTCCCATCGCGCACCAGGGCGCTCTCGACGAATGGCCGGCGCTGCGCCATCAGCGGGTACATCTCCGCCAGGTCCTGGACCCCGATCACTCGGTGCAGATCCGGCTGGTAGCGCACCACCAACTCACTCTCGAACCGCTCGCGCCCGCCCAAGTTCCCCGCGCTAGCGTCCTTCCGGCCTTTCAACCGCCGCCACTTCCCGTACCATTCCCAGATACGCACGGCGCCACGTGCGCTCAGGTTACTCTCGCGGTTCACCCCTTCGGCCAGGTCGAGTTCCCGCTTCAGTTCATCGCCCTGCCAGTCCCGGTCCCTGCGCTGCTCGCCCAGCTTGACCAGCTCCTCGAACCGGTCCTCGATGCCCTGGTACAAGACACCATCCGCCCGCAGGAGCGCGTCCGGAGTGTCCTGGTACTTGCGGAGCACGAAACTGAAATCGTGGATTGTGTCCGCGTCCTCCCCCGGCACGATCAAGTCGTCTGGTTGGAGCGGCTCGAACCCCGGCCCCTCGTAATCGACTAACTCGACTTCCCCGCCATCCTCAGTAGGCGCCCAGAAAGTCTCACGCCGCCACGGCGCGTAAGCGTGCGCCCGGCCGAAGAGGATTCTACGAAAACTGAACGCACAGGCCTTGTGCCGGATCCGCATCGACTGGAACAGCCGCCACAGCATGTAGCGGCTGACCTTACGCACCTGGCGCTGGTCAGAGGGCCCCGTGGGTTTGGCGACGATCTCCGAATCGTCGCCAAACAGCGCCGCAAACTCGTTCGCCCACTCGCTGAAGACATGCCACTGAGTCATCGGCACGCGAAAGTTCGGGACATCCTCCTCGCCGGCGATCGGCTCGTCGGTCAAGTCGCGCCAGCGGCGCAGGTATCGCCGGAACCGCTCGATCCGCGCGTCGTGATCGCTCCGGGCCGCGTGGTAGTCTTCCTGGATCCGGTCCGCCAACCGCCCCATCTCGTTGCGCGACAAGGCGAGCTGCCGCCCATGCGCCCGTCGAATCGAAGCCCCGTTCATGTCAGAGGGTTGGCGTCGCCGCCGCGTCCAGCGGCCCGGTCTTCTTCAGCGCCGCAAGTTGCCGCTCGATCGCCCCATCCACTACCCTGTCGAGCACCTCCACGGGGATGCCCTCAAACGAGGCGTCCTCACGCAGCGCCTCGAGCACCGTGGCCTTGACGACCTCTTTCTTGACCAGGCCCGTGCCGCCGCCGAACACCCGCTCGACGGCCTTGATGAGCTCGGTAAGCCCCGGCAGAAGTCCTGCCATGAGACCGATAATCCGCAGAAACAGTTGCATCGCTCCTCCTGCTCTCACTTCTTCCGGTCCACCGGCGCCCGCCCGCGCGCCATGACCTCCAGCCGCCGCGGCCCGGTCAGACTCTCCTCGATATAGTGCGGCCGCTCCGGCAGCGGCACGTGTTCCTCGATCGCGCTCAGTGCGACCGAGCACACCTCGAGGAACACTTTCTTCCCCAGCCGGTCGAACACTTTCGCGGCGTCCTTGATCGTGCGCTTGTTCTGGCAGGCGCCAACCACCGCCACGTACCGTGTGCCGTCGAATGTCGCCGACGCGGTGGCCTTCAGCCCCTTCGTCCACCCCAGAATCGTTTCGCGGATGGCCGCTGCCCGCTTCGCTAACGGCGCCGCCGCCGCGATCTGCTTTTGCAGGTCGCCTAATTCGTCGATCAACTCGGCCGAGGTCGGCGTTTTCAAAGGCTCCCGTTTCATTGCTATCCTCCCGCGGCCATCACCTGAAGTCGCATCGACACTGGCTTGGCGATCTGCTCTCGATCCACGTAGTGGCCGCGGTAGTAGTCCCCGGTCGGGTAGATCGCGTAGGGCTGCATCTCCAGGTAGGCTCGCCCCAATGTCTTCTCGATCCGATAGACCGCGTGGAAGAAGTTCCCGCGATCGACGTGCGGAAAACCGTTCACACCCGCCGCGTGCGCCATCCGGACCCACCGCGCCAACAACGGTAGGCACGCCCGCCAATCCATCTCGCAGAGGAAGTGCAGGCGAAACACCTGAAACTCGAAATCGTTGAGCAGCCGCCGGGCGATCAAAACAAAGTCCGCGCAAAACTCGGCATCTTTGTTCCCGTAATTGAATCCCATGCGCCGGCAGACCTCGGCCCTACTGGCGCGATACAGCCACAGTCCCACCGCCTGAGCGTACCGATACCGGGTCAGTGCTCCCCGGAAGGCTGACCGCAGCGCGCATCCGCAGAGGGCGACCTCGTTCCGGGCTTGATAGGTCCCGAGACCATAGCACTGGGCGCACCCGCGACGTGCGTTCCCCAGTGCGACCCCTCGCATCGCGTCCGTCATAGCCTGATCGTCGGCGCCCTCTCCCCGGTGGTTCGTCGGCGACGGCCGTACCGGACTGCACCCCCGACCGCGCTCCGTGGCGGCGCTGGCCGCTTCAGCCCCAGCAGTCGGGCATCCGCAGGCGGGTGCTCGAGGCCCACCACCCCCAGCGCCAGCGCAAACACCTCGTCGTCGTGACACCCGGCTTGCGCCGCCGGCTTCCCGCTCGCGTGGACCACGAACGTCCGGCACTCGGCCAGAGTGTTCGGATCCCGGATCACCACCGCCAACTCCCGGATCGCGGTGTCCAGTTTGCTGACTAACTGGATCCGAGTGACGGTGGTCGTGAGCCACCCCAGGTGCGAGAGAACGTTGTGCGCCTCCGGCGCGTACAGGTCGTCTGGCTGCGGGTGCCGGTGATAGATCAGCGCGGGCGGATACCCCTGGTGCTGAAGTTCGGTAAGTAGCGCCAGGCCGGCGCCGTTCGCCTCGGGCACCAAAAAGGCCCAGTTGTACCATCGCGCCAGCAGTGCCAGATAGACTCCCGCCGGCGATGGCTCCATGCGCGCCCGCAGCTTGCACACCTGCTCGCCGGTGTCTCGATCGATCACCGTGGCCACGGTGTAGTCCCGATCCGAAGCCCCGACCGCCTGCGGTCCCGCCGCGTCGATGCCCTCCGCCACGTCCACCCCGATCACGTACAGCCGCTCGCGGCCGGGCTTCTTGTAGAGTGTGACGACCCCGCGATCCCGCATCTCGAACTGGATGTGCGTCTTCGGGCCTAGAGCGACTTCCACGAGCTCGCCCACCGGGGCGTCCCGAATGATCGGCATTCTCGCCAAATGCACGTGCGAGAATCGCGGCCGGCCCGAGAACAGGAACGCTTCCTCGGGGCAACTGGGGTACTCCTGGCGGAAGGTGTCCGGGTTGTTGTCGCAGTTGTTCCGAATGCACCAGCGCCGCCAGTTGAGTTGCTCCAGGCTCAGGCCGTACCGCTCGGCCAACTCGTACTCCTCATCCGTGAGCGACCGCTGGAACTCGTCCGCCGGCACGTCGAGAGCGCGCCGGTACTCCGGGTGCTCCCACCAGCCGCAGAAAATAGCCGTCCACTCGCATTCGCCCGCTGGGTCGTTCGCGCGTTGCCAGAGCTGGTAAAACTCGTTCCCGATCCCGTTCGCGGTGCTTTCAATCACCACCATGGTGTCCGGGTCGTCGGGCACCGACTGGATCAAGGCCGCCATGAGCGTCCGGGCGTCCCGCCAGAACGCGAACTCGCTCAGGTGCAGGTAGCGCAGTGAGAACGCGCGGCCCTTCCGAACGTTATTGGCGGTCGAGACCTTGATGTAGGACTTGTTCGCCCACCGCAGGATGCCGCGGTTGTCCTGCTTGAGCTTCGGGAGGCCGATCACGCCACGGAAGGGTTGATAGGTGTTCTGGAAGTGCTGGTAGTATCCGAAGATCTCCTCGGCGGCTTCCTTGTCGTGCGCCACCACCATCCCCTTCTGACCGCCCTGGAAGGGGATCTCCTGGAAGAATCTGGCGGCCGTCGCCGTCGAGACGAACACCTGCCGCGCTTTCAGGTAGATGATCCGGATGGGGCGGCGCTTCTGGCGCAGCTCCTCGATCGCCAACCGCAGCTTCTCCGGCGCCGGCGCGAAGCTAAAAGGAATGATCTGGCCCTGCTTGTCCTGGACGGAGAGACACTCCTCCGCAAAGGTGCGGTGAACCTGGAAGTCCCGATACGCCTCCGCCAGCGCTGCCCGCGTGAGTGGCACTGCTGGTGAGTCGGCACCTGTGGGACAGGCTTCAGCCTGTCGCCGTCCTGGAGTATCCGGCTTGCTCGAGGGCCCTACGCATACGCACCAGCATCCGCTTGTTCAACTGGCAGGTGCGACTCTCATTCACGCCCAGTCGCTTTCCCACGGCCTTGAGGAACAAGCCATCCGCGTAGTAGAGCCGCGCCAACTCCCGATCGCGCGCCGGCAGCGTCGCCAGCGCTTTGGCGAGTAATGCGCGCTCCCTCTGCCGATCGAGATCCTCATCGACGGTCGGATACTCGACCACTTGGACCTGACCGCTGGGGACCATCAGTGATCCCAGCTCCTGGGCGTAGTGCGACCGCCGGTAGTGGTCCCACACCCGCCCACGCACCCGCCGCCAGGCGTAGCACGGGAAGGATGTGCACCGGCTGGGATCGTAGTCCTCCGCCGCGTGCAGCAATTCCATGAGCGCCCAGGCCTCCAGATCGTCGAGCTCGATCCAGGGCGGCATGCGCCGCTTGACGCTCAGCGCGACCAACCGGGCCAGCCCGCGGTACCGCAACACCAGGTCGTTGCGTGCGTCAACGTCCACGGGGTCTTCCTCCCTCGAAGACGGCTCGGAGGCGATCCATGGTCAGGAGGGTCGGATCGCTCGATTGATCGCCGCCGCTCGGCACGCGTGGCTGCCCGGCGGTGACTAACTCGATCAGGCGCTTGACGGCTTGCAGACGTGCGTAGTGGTCGGCGCCCAGATCCAGGGCGCCGCCCTCTTTCGTCGCCACCACCTTGGTGGCGGCCAGCCCCTCGCCGATCACGCTTACCGCCTGTGCAACCAGGGCACGCAGGGCGGCGTGGTGGTCGGCAAGGAACGTGGCCAACTCGACCTGCGTCTCTGGTTGCTGCGCCTCCCGCGACGCCCACTGCCGCGACACGCCTGTCTCGCGCGCTACCTGCGCAATCGCCTTGCCCGCTACAACGCCCGCCGCGATCGCGCGCCGCCTGGCCCTGCTCCTCACGGCCCCCGGTCGTTTTACTGAGCCGCGACCGTCAGGGAGCGGTTTCTTCTTGGGTTTCGGCACGCCACCATACGTCGTCGCGAGCCGACGACGCCTTCAGACCTCTGCGGGCTGGCGCGCCCACGCCCGCAGCGCATCCCCTACGGGGAATTATAAGCGAAAGTGTGCTCGATTTACCACACTTTCCCACGCGGGTGGGTGGGTTGCCGGAACACCCACTCACCCACCGAAGTCCTCTTCTTCTAATTCTTTCTCAATAATGATGGGAGGCCCTCTGACCGAAACTCCACTTCCCGTTCAACCGAAACTCGGGTTCCGGTGTCCGAAAACGAACACAGGTACTCCAGTTGCGGTATCCATCCCGACTAAAAATACTTCTTGACAGACTTCGTAGTTTTGCGCTTAAATCAGAAACATGCGGGCTCCTCTGAACCTGGCTGAGGCTGCCCGCACCTTACGCACCGGTCGGCCCCGCTCCCGAGTACGCGAGGCCGCTCGCCTCCTAAAATCGGCCGTCCGCCACTGTCGGGGCGGCCGTCCGCGAACTCGCAAGCACCTCGTCGGTCGCTACTGCGAGTGCTCTGAGTGTCGCCTCAGCCGCAAGGCGGCTCTGAAGCCTAAACCCCCGGCCTGACGGGCTTCAGACACACTATCTGTTATCGGAAGCCGCAGGCCGGGAGAAGGAGAATGGGCCCGTGGCATCGCCAGCCCGGAAGCCGCTCGAGGCCGTGTCTGAGCGCCGGGCCTCAGGGCTTCCGGCCTGGCTAGCAAGGTTCACCCCGTTTCCTCCGCATTTCTTCCGCGAGTTGGGCCGCCGCCTCGATCACGCAGCCTTCGTCTGCCTCGGCATCATCCTCGAGGAGACGGTCGGGAAGCCCCGAACTGCCGGGTCGCCGCCACCGGAGATTTCCGATCCAATCACCGAGGAGCAGTTCGCAACTTGGGCGGGTCTCACCACGGCTGGCGTCCGGAAGGCGCTCGGCGACCTCGACCGGCACGGTCTCATCAAGCGCCACAAACGAGGCCGCGGTTGGTGCTACGCAGTCCAACCGGAGCAACTATTCGCCTTACCTGAGCGAGGGCGCCGCACGCTCGACCGCACGGCCATGGCTGTGCCGGTAGAGGTCGTGTCAATCGCCCTCACCTGCCCGCTGGGCTCCGAATGCCCTGTGCACGAGGTCTACGAGGGCCCAGCGGGGCTGACTAACAGCCTTCTCCCGGACGAACAAAAAGCGAACGATACCGCAAGCCGGGTTGCGGTATCCTTCGCCCCGTCTTCGCCCTCGCCAAACGGCGATCTCCGCGCGATGCTGGAGCGCACGTTGAGTGCCAAACTGTACTCAGTCCCCGACCAACCCGTCCTCAACCTGATCGGTAAGGCGCTCGGCGACGCCCCCATCCGCGACCTCGAAGCCGCCATCGAACTCAAGCGCGACAAGATCCGAAGTTGGCCGTTTGTGCCTCTCCTGGCGAAGGACTGCCGGGTGGCCTGGGAGCGCCTCGGTCGCCCGGCGTCCTACGACGCCCTGCTTGACGAGCTGGTTGATGCGACCGGCGACGCCGCGCTCGCCGTCGCCCGCAGGATCCTGGCGCATCCCGCCTGCGCCACGCAGCAGCGCACGCAACTGCTGCGCATGTTCCCCGGCCTCCACTGGGAGGCCCACAACCCGGAGGTTCCCCATGCCCATCCGCCCTGAGCTCCGCCAATTCTACGGCCGCCACTGGCGCACCGTCATCCGCCCGCGCATCCTGGCCCGCGCTCGCGGGCGCTGTGAGGACTGTGGCGTCCCGAACCGTCTTGAGACGTTGCGGGTCGGCTCAGCTTGGTTCGAGGGGCGCAACTCCCGCTGGTACGACCATCGGGTGAGACTCCCCCGACCGGTGCGCCAGGCTCACCGCGTCCGCGTCATCCTCACCATCGCCCACTTCAACCACGATCCCGCCGACAACCGCGACGAGAACCTCATGGCGCTCTGCCAGTGGTGTCACCTGCACCACGATCAGTCGCACCATAAGGCCACGCGCTCCGCCCGCAAAGACGCCCGCCGGCCGCTCCTGGCTGGCCAGGAGGCCGCATGAGACCGCACGTGGACAACCGCGCTCGTTGCCCCGCATCCTTCTTCCGCCGGCAACCGCCGCGCCGGCGCGGTCGGGGTTGGCTGGATCCGGGGCAGTTGCGCAACCTCAGCCCGGAGGACCGCGGCTACCACGATGGCTATCATGACCGCCACGGCCCGGTGACCGTCAACTACTACCGCTCCCAGGACTGGCTCGCCTGGCTGCGTGGCTGGCGGGTCGGGCAGGAGGAGTTGCGCCAGGCCGAGATCACGGAATTCGGCGCGACCCTGCGCCTCCCCCCCCCCGAAAACCGTCAACAAACGTCAACTGTCGGAGGTGCGCATGCCGCCTAGAAAAGTGGACACCGGCCCGGACCTGTCCATTAAAATTGACACCCTCAGCGTCTACGGGAAGATCCTGGCAGACGTCAAGTTGCTAAACCAGATGGCCCGTGAACTGCCTCACCACGAGGACGTCGAGGGCACCATGCGCGTGATGGCCAGCGCGATGAAACGCCTCGATTCGAACCTGGACATCATTCTGAGGTCCCACCTGCGGATCGGGCCATGAGTTGGGAAGCCAAAATTCTGCCCGTCTCGCCTCGGGCCCGCGAATGGATGGAGGTGCTGGGCACCCTCACCGTGCGCGTCCTCGATCCGCTGCCCGTCCGCAACTGCGCCTGCGGTGGCTATGCCGATTTCTATCGCCTGGACGTCGCCAGTCTCAGCGTCGAGCAGCGCGACCGCCTATGCGCGCACCTGACCAAGCGGTTCGACCTGCCGGCGCCGTTCGTCCAGCACTTGATGGACAACCCAGACCACGGCGTCCCCATCCTGGCCGACGACGTCTATGTGCCCCTGCCCCTGGCCTACGTGGTATGAAGCGTCCACTCGATCCGCAGACCCCCGACGAATGGCAACTCGCCGTGGACGCCGCCGATGCCTGCCTGGCGCTCGACGCGGCGCGGCAGTACGGGTTAGTCACCGGCGGCCCCAAGGTCGATGTCGAACGTGCGCTGTGGATCGTCGCACAAGGAAAACTGCGCGGCATCCAGCCACGCCCCGACGCGATCAAGAACTTCCTCGCCGCGCTCATGCGCCAGGACCTCGGCCTGCCGCCGGATCCCGCCCCCGACAGCACGAAGGTGGTGTAATCATGCCTCACCCCGATCAGCCGAGCTCTGAGCAGTGGCAGTCCGCCGTGGATCGCGCCTCCGGGCCGGTGAAGTTCGTGATCGTGGGTCAACTCGTCTCAGTAGATCCCGTGGGCCGGGAAGGACTCGTCATCTGGGAGGGGCGACTGGGCGAAGTATTGGTTCAGGCCCGAGTGGTCCACGTCGCCGGCGACTGCGCGTGCGGGTTCTGGCACAACCCTGAGACCAGCCAACTCCTCGGCCGGCCGCTCGCGGAGGGCCCATGAGCGCACCGGCCACCGCCGCGTACGATCCGGACCTCGACGACATGGAGGGGCGTCTCCGCTACGCCTACGCTCACATCGCCGGCGAACGCGCCGAGCCGGGTCCGGACCACACGCTCGGCCTGCGCATGGACGGCGGAGCTTCCGAATTCGCCGCGGATCCCCTGTACGACGATCTGGGCGTGGAGGAGACTCAGCGCCAGGCCCGCATCGCCGCCGGCGTCGAGCACACCTGCGTGGTCTGCGGCTGCTCCGAGTCGCGCGCCTGCCCCGGCGGCTGCGTCTGGGCCAAACCGAACTTATGCAGCCGGTGTGCTTCTGCGGCCAGGGAGGCCTTCCCATGAAGCCCCGCCTCGAGCACTGGCGCTGCGACGTCTGCCGCGAACGCGGCAGCGTCCCCCGGGCGCGCTCGGCCGCCGTGCTGTTGCAGCGCATCCTGGCGCAGCACTACGAGCGCTCCCCGGAGTGCGACCTGGCGCCGCGCCCGCCGACCGTCGCCATCGGCCACGACGGCGGCGGCTGGGTCCTGGGCCGGCCACAGTCCACCGGGCCCGCCGCCGACGAGCCCGCATGACCTGCCTCGCCGCGTCGAAACGAGGTCTCTGTTTCTTCCGGCGTTGTGCCAACAGATACCACGCTTGGCGCCTCCTCCGTGAGTTGCAAACCCTGGCGCTTGTAATGCAGAGAAGAATCGGTGACCCTTTTGAGTGCCCGCCCGGCCCACTGTTACGCGCCCATCGTCAGTACGAGGCCCTCACCTACCTGCCCGCCCTGGACCTTTGTGCGTTCCCCCCCGATTCACCCGACTGGACCAATGATCGAGTCCTCGCGCTGACGTATGCCCTGAAGTGCATCGCACCTCCGCGTCGCCCCTACATTCAACCGATGTGAGCGCCGACAAGCCAGCATGACCATCACCTTGATTGACCTTCGCGCCGTCGGCGGCGCCGGCGTGGTCGCCCAAAACACGCAAAAGCTCGATGCCCAGCCCGACCTGCTCGTCGTTCGCTGGTCGGACGGCTCCATCTCGACGGTCGCCTTCGCCCCCCGCGACACTGGGCCGGCGCCGACCACGGGACCGGCCGCATAGACGGACGTGGCTGACCTGACGTCGCGCCTCTACCGGCCGTCGCCGGCCTACTGCTGCGAGGCGTGCGTGTTCGGGCGCGGCGCACACGCCCAGTGGTGCACTGCCGGCCAACTAACTCTCGACGTGTGCGAGCGAGCCCTCCGCGACTTCCTCACGGCTCCGTTCGTCCGGATCCGCAACCCGACCTGGATCGGACCGTCGAGTTGAGCGCTGTCGATCTCTTTCGCGCGCCAGTCGCCCGGCGGCCTCGCGCGCAAGCTGTTATACTTGGCCCGTGCCTGAACGCGAACCAATACTCCAAATCGGATCCACCGCCAACGTCGTACGAGTCAGCGCTGCGAATTACCTGTTAGTCTGTCTCTGCGACCATCATCCGGACGGGTCGTACGCACCAACACCCCTCCGCCGCCTCAGCGCTGCAGTCCCTCACTTGGCAGGGTTAGGGCCAGTCGGTGTAGTCGTTTATGTCCTCGGTGATGACGGCTCATATGTACCACTGACTGTCGACCTCCTGCGCCAGCTCCACATCCGTCCCGACGAGTGAGCCCTCGCGCGCAGGTGTAGTTGCGCCCGGTGGCGCAAGCAAAGCAGCGCCGCCGGCATCCGCCCACTCCCTCCCCTCCATAATTATTTCTGCCCGCGAATCAACGGCTTGCCCCCGAAACTACGTAGTGGGTACTTTACATCAACAACGCAGCTATGGCATGATGGCTGCGATGACACGACAACGCAAACGGGCGAGTGAGGCCGGGCGGCTGCTACAGGCCAGGCGCCGGCATCGGCGCGGGGGCCGGCCAGCAGTCATCACGCCGTGCCCCTGGTGCCGCCAGAACTACGGCGCCGCGGCTCTCCGCCGCCACCTGCCCCACTGCCGGCAGCGACGAGGAGGATGACATGCACCACACCGTCAAGTACGCCCTCGAGCGCCACGCCGAGGATCTTCCCATCCGCGCGGATCTGCGCGCGGACGGCTACTACCACCTGCACTCTCGCACAGGCGAGCGGCGCGTGATCGGCAGTGCCGCGGCTAACACCGTGCTCGCCAACGCCGACTGGCCCACTCGCGGCGGCAACGTGCTGCTCTGGATGCACGCCCGTCCACTGGATCGGGCGGCCTGAGCCGCCCCTCCACCTGGCCGCGCCGCTCGGGCGCGGCCAGGTGGGGAAGGCAAAGACATGACGATGATCGAGATCCGCAAATGGTCCGAGCGCCAGGCTCAGTTGGGCACCATGACGCCGGCTGACTATCTCGCCGAGCACAACCGGTGCGCTCTGGCGATGGGGCAACCCACCATCACGGCAAACGATGATCTGCTCGACGATTACGCCGAGGCGCACGGCGACCGCGCCAAGCGGTACGGCCGCATCATTGCCGCCATCGCCGCGATCCCCGTGCGCAGGGAGTACGCCGGACTCGTCAACCGCCTGGAATGGCCCGACAACGGCGCCTGCAACGCAGCTCGACTACTCATCCGCAAGGGTGGGGAGGTCGCGGCACGCACCCGTGATTATCTGCGCCTGCGGTACGACCGAGTGCGCCGTGCCAGTGACCTGGTGCTCGACCAATGCTTGCTCCTCGGCACGGGCCACGGCTGGGGCGATCAGGATTTCCGGGGCGGTCCTCGGTATCCCTCGTAACCCCCATTCATCGCCTCCCAAACACTCGCCGCGCGAAATCGTCCCGCTGCGCGCTCGTGATCTGCGCGTAGATCACCGTGGACTGGATGTTGGCATGCCCGAGCCAGTCCTGCACCCGCCGAATGTCGCTGTCCGGCCGGCCCATCAGCCAGGTTGCGATCGAGTGCTTCAGGACATGGAAGTGGCGCTTCTCCGGCGCCAGGCCCGCCGCGGCGCCGTAGCGCTTCATCAGCCGGTCGAGTTGGTAGCGGGAGATTCCCCGTCTCCGCCGGGACGGGAACAAGGGGCCCGGATCGTATCCCCGCACCCTCAACCACGCCCGGAGCGCGCGCAGCTCCTCATCGGATAGCAGGTGCTCCCCGCTCCGCGACCCCTTCAGCCGGTGGACGTAGATCCGGCCGACCTTCAGCCTGACGTCGGCCACCTGGAGCAGCGCCACCTCGCTCGCCCGCAGTCCCCGCCAGAACGCCACCGTCCAGATCGCCCGGTCCCGGACGCTGCGAATCGCCGAAAACAGCGCCCGTAACTCCTCTTCTGTCAGGTACTTAGGAGTCACCGCGAACACCACAGATCAGTCATTCTGTTGCGTTCGCGCCCCTGGCCGCACGCAGAATCAATCACTTACAGCACGTCGGCAGGGGTCCAGCTTCACTGTAATGTGGAGTTAGACTCGAAATCGGTAGGCGCCGGCGGCCCCAGGCTCCGGAGTGGGCCGATGTGGAGATGCACCAGCCGTCCCAGGACCGCCTACTCTTGGGTGGGTAGAAGCACGCTACCCTGCACGTCGGCGCCGGAGCCCTCCGGCTGCACCGCGGTCCAGCCGGCAACTCGACAGTAGCGCCGCCCGGCTGAAGATCGCCTCGTAGCTGATCGTGTACCGTTCCCGGTCGCCCTTCGGCCAGATGGCCAGGAACCCCGGATGCAACTCGATCACCAGCGGTCGCCCACGATGGGTGGACTTCGTTTCCCGCTGGATGATCCGGCGAACGAGTGTCACCGGTCGGCCTCCACTTCGAGCCAATGCAGCCGGCCCTCCAGCTCCGCAACCTTGCCGGCGAGCTCATCCACCTTCCCCGCCACTGACAGCGCCTCTTCGACGCCGTGGTCCTCTGTCTCGGCGTCTCCCCGTCCACACGCCTCCACCAGAAGCGCGTCCAGGAGCTCCTTCATCGTCCCCAACCGGCATTGCAAGATGCCTTCGTGCGAAATCAACACGCGCATGACATCCTCCTCCCAGCAACCAGTTCGTCGTCGTCACCCTGCGGTTGGTCCTTTGAGGGCGCCGGCGCCGGCGGATCGCTGGCCAGCATCGATATCCACAAACAGAGCAACGCCAGAATCACCAGCACCGCCGCCAAGGCCCTCAGCCACGGAAATCGAGGGCGAGGGGCCTCCACTCCCCCGCCCTCAAGGTAGCGCAGGAACTCCTCCTGCGCCCTGCGATCGTACTCGCCGAACTCCGTCACTCCTTCACCGTCCCGCCAAATTCGGCTTCGCACGCCCGCCAAAACGAGCAGTACTTGCGCCCGCAGATCCGAGGATGCGCTCGATTCGGCATGTAGAGTCCCGCCCGGATGACGTCCCGCGCCAGTGGATACATCATGTCCACGAAGCGCAGATCGGACTCCTCTACCTCGAATTCGAGTTGCACCAGCTTCGGGGTCTTGTTCTTCACCAACACGTCGATCCGCCCGCGCCCCGAGGCCTCGGGCAACAGCCGCCGATAAGTGGCCACCTGAAATACTTGATCCGGATCCACGTCCGAGGGTGTGTTCCTTACGCTCTTTAGGTCAATGATCGTGCCGTGCTGGTCCACCAGGTCCACGAACCCACGCACATGGACCCCGCCGATCTCGCCCCAGACTTCGTGCTCGATCAGTTTCGGTTGCATCTGTGGCGCCACCTGTTGGATCCAGATGGCCACCAGCGCCTCCCCCGTGGCTTCCAACTCCACCGCACTCTCGTCGTCGCGTAACTGCACCTTCTCTGACGCGAGTTCGCCGCCGAACGCCAGTTGGAAGCTCTTCTGAGCTTCCGCCAGCGGCAAGTCGCGTTTCGAGAGTTTCTTGAATTGCATCGCGATCTTGGCGACCTTGTGTACTGCCCGGCCCAGCGCCAGGGCGCCGCCGCCGACGTCCGGAAGCCCCCGGACGTATTTGAAGTACCACTTCGCCGCGCAACCGATCAGGGTCTTGGTCTGGCTGGGGGAGAGCACCTCCCCCAGCCCGCCGAGCTGCTCTACAGTTGCGGTCGCCATGTGAGCCATCCCTCTCTGGCCGCCTGGATGAACAGTGTGGACGCCAACCCCTGCACGTCCTCACTCGTGAACGTCACAGAACGGCTGTGCGCCGCGCCATGCTGCTCCGCCGTCCTGACGGCCTCCAAGGCCATAATCAGAAACTCGGTCATGGCCGCGCCGTACTCCACCTTGGTGGGACAGGCTTCCCCGGCAACGGGTCCGCAAGCGGAAGCCTGTCGGCCATCCTTCCCGTTCCCACTTGCGCCGACCCCCTTCCCGTGGGTACCATTGTCTCCGGGATAACCTCCCACTTCCCGTCCACCGGGCCCGGCGGCAGCCAGCTTCTGGGGCCCGGAGGCGGGAGGGCTCGTAAAATCGACCGACCACTTCAACCCGCGCCGGTTGCCGTCCCGCACTTCCTCCTTGCAGATCGAGAACGGCTCTCCCGGCCGGATCCTCAACGTCTCGATTTGCTCCGCCACCTCCGGCTCGAGGTAAGCGATCCGGTTCTCGGTCAGGCTGACCATCACCTGATCGCCGTAGCGGCCTTCGACCCGCTTCGGTTCCGGGAACCGCGGATCGATCGCCACCACTTGCGGAACATTCGTCTCAAACCGCACTTTCTCACGTGCCATTTCATTCACCTCCAGAAAACTCTTGCCCCGTGGGGCGGGTTCTCAACCCGCGCGCGGCTCTCAGCCGCGCTCCGAGTCACGCTGCCGCCGCCCACGCCACCATGCGCGCCGCGAATTGATCGTGCAGCACCCCGGCCACCTGCGCTCGTTGCCGCGCCTCCAAGGGCGCCAGTTCGCGCTCGATGAGCGCCGCCAGGCGCTCGCCCACTCGCCGCAGATCCGGCACCTCGCGCACCGGCTCGAGCGCCCGCCGCGCTATCGGCCCCAACTCCAGCGCCCATTCCCAACTCTCTGCCCAAACCCGCGCCAGCTCCCGCCACTCGGCCGCTTTCCGGTCGTACTCCCAGAGCACGTACAGGTACTGCGAGGTTTTTTTTCCCCGATCCGTCGCTGCCGGCCCCTTCGAGCAGTACCGCCCGCGCCGGCAGATCGCTTTCGGCGATCTCGCTGCCCGGGCGCACGAAGCGGCCCTCGAACTCGAAACCGTTGACCGCGCTCGGCGCCACCCGCCCGAGCATTTTGGCGAACGTCACTGCGCTTCGCCGTGTCGCCGTCCTGGGAATCCGAACCATCCGTCCGCTGTCGTTTTCCATGGCGATCATCAGATTATCATGCTCGCGTGAGCTTGTCAAGAAAAATCTTGCTAACGCGAGCAATTCGTGGTAACCTGTTGACATGGCAAGGAAACGCGGCAAGGATCCCCACGCTCAGGCGCTCAACAGCAAGCGTAACGCGAAGATGTCGCCGGAGCGCCGCAGTGAGGTTGCCCGACACGCTGCGACTGCCCGCTGGGCGGCCATGTCACCCGAGGAACGTTCCGCGGCCGCCAAACGCGCCGCTCAGACCCGCCGCAAGCGCCGCCCCAAGAAAGCCTCGGCTTGACGATTGCGTCTGCGCCGGTGAGCGCCGAAGTCCTCGGCCAACTCGAAGTCCTCGTCCTCCCAGTGACAGAGTTCGTCCTCGAGGAAGCAGTGCTCAACCCTCATCGGCGACCTCGACCGGGCGCCCGTGCCGCCGCCGCCCATCGTGCCGCTCGTCGCACACGCCCTGGCGCACGAAGTCACGGTCCACCTGGTCCAGGACGCGCTTCTCCATTTCCAGCAGCGCCACGCGCAGGCGCAGGCTCAGCCAGACGTTGAATCCCTGGGAGGCCAGCGCCACCACGCTCACCACCACCGCAATCAATCCGTCGCTCATGGCTTCTGGCCCCCCTTCACGAGATCTCGAATCGCCGCCCCGTGGTGTTGCCGCAGTACCGACAGTTCCTCCGGCGACTTCGTTTGCAACCCGCTGAGCACCTTCAGGATCAGGACGCCGCGCACCTTACCGCGTTCCTCGGCATTCGCCAGCTGCCACACGTCCAGGGCCTGATCCAACCCGAGACTCTTGAACCCGCGCGTGAATCGGTCCGTGGTCGCCTGGCGCAGGACTCGCACCAGGTCCTCTCGTGTGAGGTTACCCGCCTTCATCTGCTCCGCGATGATCGGCCCCGCGGGTTTGTGTTGCCGCAATGCCTGCGCGACGTCTGCCCTGGCCCGCGCCCGCGCGTAGCTCTCCTTCGGCTGCGCTCCGGCTGGGCGGCGTTCTCCGAGTAGTTCGGCTTGGAGCGCCTCCGCCGGCGTCTGCGTGACGTAACTCGGTGCCGCGGTGATCCCGATCATGGGCAGGACCTGCATGGCGACGCCCGCCCCGCGTTGCCGCTCGCGTTGAATGTTCTGGAAGGCGTAGGGCCGGATCCCCGTGAAGTACTTCAGGCTGTCGAGGACCTGCTTGTAGGCCGGGTCATGCGGATCATGGATCATCGTGCCCCAGAAGTCCTCGTTCGTCAAGACGTCGGCAGTCCGCCCGACCAGGGGGTTCAGTTTGTTCCGCGCGGCTTGCAACGGGTGCGCCTGGCCGAGCCCCAATCCGAGCCAGTGCACCTGATCCTTCATGTAGCCCGGCCAACTGAACCGTTCTGGGCGACCCTGCTCGTCGTAGTTGCCAGTGCGCGGAAAGAAGTAGTCTTTGCGATCGTCCGGGAGCCGGCCCCACCGCAGGTAGGCGTAGACGGCTCCCATGAACCCGATCAGCATCGGCAGTGCCAGCACGTACGCCATGCGATGCGTGAACTCCGGCCTCCCCGGCGCCCCGAACTCAGGCGGCGGTCCACCGCCCGCCGGCGGCTCTCCGCCGGCCGGCGGCGCCGGGCGCCTACCGACGATCCTCCGTCCGATGCGCCCGGCCTGCCGGGCGTAGTCGATGTAGCCGCCTCCGAGTTCGCGGAACGTGCCGAGGTTCCACCCCAAACTCTGCACGCTGATCATCCCGAGGTCTTTCACCGCGCGGTTCCAGAACAGGTCGTCGTAGACGAGTTGGCCCATCCGGTTGTCCACCGAATCCCAGCAGCGGGCGAAGACTTGGCGGACCTCCTCACGGGTGGCGTTCTGCGGCAGCCGTGCGAGTTCGAACTGCGCCATGTCGGCGAACACCCCGAGTTTCTGCCGAGGCACAACCCACTCCATGATCGGCCAGGCCGCGGTCTCCATGACCGCCGGCAGCGCCGTGAGAAGTACTCCTGCCGGGTTCTTCGCGGTCCAGAAATCCGCCAGCCGTTCCCGGAACTTGGTGCGGTAAACCGGATCCATGCGCGCGCGCCCGCCGCCGGCCAGCATCGCTTCGATGATCTTGACGGTCTCCGGGTCCTGGTTCGTGGCCGCGAACCACTCCCGGATGACCTTGTTGCCCTTCAGGACATTCTGCACCGGCGAGATCGGTACTTCGAGTACCCGCTGGACCGCCTTCAGCGGCATCCCTGCCGCGAGGTACTTGAGCGCGATCGCCAGCTTGGACGTCGCCGCATCTACCGAAGTGAACCCGAGGTGGAACCCGCTGAAGCTCAACGACCACTGGACCATCAGGTTCGCGCTGCCCAAGAGCGGTCTGAACCAGCCTTTCTGCCGCAGGCCCGGGCTGAGGAAGTTCTTCAGCACGACCACCGCGGACTCCGGCATAAACCACTTGCCCTTCAGGACGAACCCGCCCAGTGGGTAGGTCGCGCTGCCCTCCGCCAGTTCCATGCCGTACCGGATTTCCTTCAGCCGCGCCAACTCGGGGTGCGCCTCGATGAAGTCCTCGAACCAGGTGAACGTTGCCGGCGCCACTCGCTCGAAGGCCTCCGGGGCGTGAACGTAAGCCGCCACCAGGTTGGCCATCTTCTCGGCTTTGCGGCGCACGTACCGCCGGAAGTGCGCCGGCGGTTCCCCGCCCAGCCGCAAGTCAGCGAGCAGGCGCAACTCCTCGCGGTGGGGCTTCGTCTTAACGACCTGCTGGGACAACTTGTACCGATGATCGAGCACGTGCCCGATCTCGTGGACCAGGACGCTCTCCGGCCCGGCGAACCGCGTCTTCACTTCGCCCTTGCCCGGCTGCGCGTAGCCCCACGCCGGCCCGCGCAAGGTGGCCAGCCGCTCGTGGGTAATCCCCAGGCTCTTGGCGAATTCCTCGAGCCCGCGCATCATCTCCGCATCAAAGGCTTCGCGCACTTTGATCTCGGGCGGGCCCCACACCGTTCCGATCGGGTCGGGTGTCTCGGTCCACCCGAACGGCGGCCGCCCACCCAGCGCCGGCACGAACCGCGCCAGGCCCAGGTCCTTCATCTCCCGGATGAAGCGGTGCGCCAGCAAGAAGCGGTCCATCTCGCGCAACTTGAGCAACACCAGGTCCACCGGATTCCAGCTCACCGGTTCGAGCCCGGCTTCGAGCCCCTCGCGGAAGAACAGGTACGTGCGTTTCTTCAGGAACGCTTTCGGCCCTTCAAGCGGCCGCCGCCCGAAAATCGCTCGCCAGATTTTGGTTCGCTCTTCCGTGCTCCGCCGTTTCCAGATGTGCGGGAAATAGGTCTCGTAGTACGCGGTGAGCTTCCCCTCGCCCAACCCCTGCACCTCCCGGCGATGGTTGTCCAGCAGGTTGCGGAACAATCCCGCGATCGCGTCCAGGTCAGTGTTTTCCTGGGCCTGGCCCTCCTCCATCCTGTGAATGAAAGTTGACACGAATTCGTGGGGCTGCCCCCGGAAAAACTTCCGCGCCTTGCGTAGCGCGGCCTCGGCGTGGTCGAAAGCTCGCGCGGTTTCCGCCCCGTGCGCACGCAGGCTCAAAGCGCTCTGGCGCGCCATAACGTCCAGACTCGCTGGCGCAAAGGTCTTTCGGACGTCCTGCCTGAACTCCCGCACCGCGTCCGCCGCCGCTCGCAGACCCTCGATCATAGGGCTCGGCTCCCCGGTCACGGGTCCGCTGACGGACGCCACCGGCGCCGCCGCTGCCGCCGGCGCCGGGGTAATCATCCGCATGAGCAGCGGCTCGTCGCCGAACAGACCCTCCTCGGGCAGTGCATCGAACTTCGGGTCGAACAATTCGCCCTGCGGCGGCGCCGGCTCCTCGCTGAAGAGGCCCGGTTGGGTCACTCCCGCGGCTTTCCTGAGTTTGCGCCGCGCATTCTGGCGCGTCAGAGCGCTGTTGAACTCCGCGGTCAGTCGCTCGGCTTCGATTCGCCGCTGCTGCTCGGCTTCGGCTTCTCGTTGCTTTCCGGTGTCGAAGTCGGGGAAGAGCTCCCGCTGGAGAGTGGGGCCGGCTTCAGCCGGCCGTCCGGAAACATCTTGTCGAACGTCTCGTCGAAGTTCCCCTCCTGGTAAGCCTCGAGCAGCTTCTCCAGGTTGCTCACTGAGTCTTTGGACATCTGCCAACACCCTCCTAAAATCCGGCGCCGCCCGGCGAAAAACCGCCAGTGCTTCGCGCCCATGCGCCGCCACAATGTACTCCAAGTAGCGCCTGATGAGGTATCGCGCCTGCTCCCGATCGAGCCCCAGCAGCCGCCACCCCACAGGTCCCTCGGCCAGGTGGGCCCCGAGTTCCGCAGCCAGGATCTCCGTGTCACGTGGATATCCGCGGCTGATCAGGTTGTCTGTGGCGGCATCAGCGAGTGGATCGGTGAGGAAGTACACCGCACCGTCCTCACCCATCAGGTTCCTGACCTCCGGCGAGATCTGGAACTGTTGTGCATGGTGAACCTCATGGCGTGCCGCCCTGACGGCCGTAGGGCCGGCCTGGACAACAACCACATGTCCCGTCTCCGCACCTGCCGCTTCGAGGACGTCGGCGAACGCGTTGGCTGCCGAGTCGCGGACTGTTCGCAGGCGTCTGATGACTCGAGTAACGCGGTACGCCTCCATCAACCAACCGCCCAAAGGACCGTGCACCTGCTCGGCCTCCTGGAGAACCAGCATCGCCTGCTGGTTGACCAAGACGAGGGTCGGATCCTGCGTTCCACCCTGGATTAACCGCGCCTCGGCGTCCGCACCCATCTCTCGACCCGTGTCATATCCCCGCCAGGGTTTCAACGGCTTCCCGCGCAAGTGCCAGGTTTCCCCCCGCCGCGCTGTCCGCTCGAACGCCGCCGGCAACTGCTCCCGCATGAAGACCACCGGCTCCCCGGCGCCGGCGCCCTTCGCTTTCGGCCTGCGTTCGGCCTTCTCGATCTCTTCGCGTTTCTCGATAAACGCCGCCCGAAACGCCTCCTCGGGCGTCAACGGCGTGAAGAACGACGCCGGCGCGCCCGGCCGTCCGTTCGCCTCTTCGCCGGCGAAGGCCCGGAAGACCTTGGCCGCGTTCACCGGCCCGAGTTGCAGGGTCTTGGCAATGGCGATCGCTGGCTGACTGTAACCCTCGGTCGTCGGCCACAGCGTGGCCTGGCCGATGTAGTCAGCCACGCTCCGAACGCCGTGCGCCCGCATTTCCTCGAGCAGGTCGATCGCCTCGCGCACCCACCCCAGGATGTTCCAGTCGCCCCGCTGCGCCACCCGGACGATGGGCGCCACCAGGCGTTCGAGCTTCGCGCGCAGTTCCGGCGGCGCCGCTTCAAACTGATTCGTGTCCCGAAACAGCCGCCCCACCAGCAGGCGCGCGATCCGGCGCTTGCCCTCCTCGGTCACCAGCTCGTATTTGCGGGCGGTCCCCTTGACCGCGCGCTCCTCGATGTACTCGCCCTTCGCCTGGTCGGTGATGACGCCATCGGCCACCAGCCGGGCAATCACCGCAGGTCCGCCGTCCCCTTCGAGTGCCTGAAGGAGCGTTCCCTCCGGCCCCTGTTCGTCGATCTTGCCGGCGATGAAGTCGAGTGTCTCCTGTGACACTCGCCTCGAGTCAGCCAGGGCGCGCTCCGCCGGCGTCAGCGCCGCCGTCCCCGTCTTGTTCAGGTCCGTGATGGCTTCCTGGGGATCGAGTTCCTCGTCCGGCGTCTGGATCACGCGGACCAGCACCGGCTGCCGGAACTCGTTCAACCGCACCGGATCCAGACCGAAGTTCCGCGCCTTCCCCGCCAGGTAGTCGCGGTACTTCTGCGCCAGGCCCGGCTCGTGCTCGTAGACCCACTTCAGGATCAACGCTCGCCCGTTCCCGCCGAGCGGTCGCCCGTAACGGTCGATCATCGTAGGGCCCTGTTCCGGGCCCGGATCGTCCGTCACGAGCCAGGCCGGATCGAATTTCGCCGGACTCCGGTTCAGGCGCACACGTTGCTGATTCACCGCCTTCGTGTAGTCCCGGTCGTTGACGTACGGATACTCCGGGTTGGGCTGGAAAGTGTTCGGATCGTGCGACGTCACCAGGTCGGCCGCCTCGATCAGCCGGTACTGCGCCGGGTATCGCCGATCCTCTCCCGGGACCAGGATGGCGGTGGCGTCGCCGCTTTCCATGCGTACAGCCAGCCCCGCCACCACCCGCTTGTGTTTCACCTCCCGCGCCGACACCCGCGCCTTCGCCGGCTCCAGGGGCTTCTCTGGCGCAGGGGGTTTCGCCTGCGGGGCCACCTCGGGTTTGGCCTTGACCGGTGTGGGTTTCGCCGGCGCCGCCGCCGCCGCCACCGGCTCAGGCTTGGCTTTCGGCGCGACCACCGGCGCGGCAGGCTTCAGTTCGGCCGCCGCCGGGGCTAACTTCAGCAAATCCCCCCGCGCCTCGTCGAACCCCGCCTCGTCGTTCATCCCCGCGGTCTTCAGCGGCCCGGGCCCTGGATAATGCTCCAACTCGAGCAGTTGTTGCACCTGCGTGCGGTTCCGCACTTTCGCCAGCGACGGCGGGAGCCGATCCGCCTCCATCGCCTCGGCCAGCGCGCGCAGTGTCCCCTGCAACCGTTCGAGCCGCCCCGCCTCCCGCGCCAGGTCCTCCTGACTGCGCTGCCCGCGGCCCTTCGCCCGTGGGACAGACTTTAGTCTGTCGATGGCAGCCGTCAACTTCCCCGCCGCCTGCCTCAATCCGGCGATAACTATGGCATTCTTAGGCGCTACTTTTCGCGCCGGCTTCTTCACCCCGGAGGCCTCCAGTGCCGCGTCGAGTTCCGCCCGCACTTGCCGCGCCGCCTGGCGCATCGCTTCCGGGGTCTTGGCCGGCTCGGGCACGGTCAACCCGAGTTGCGCGGCGTAGTGCTGGAGCGACCGGACGTAGGTCTCGAGGGCTTTCCGCCGCTCCGGCGCCGTTCCCCGCGCGATCTCCAGGCTGGCGTACTTCTCGATCGCGTCCGTCTGCCGCTTCACGGCCTCGACCATGAGCGCCTGGTCTTTGCCCAGCCGTGGCACAGGCTTTAGCCTGTGAGGTTCCGCCGCCGGCGCCGCCGCCCCGCGCTCCGCCGCCGCCGGGACTCGCTCGACGACCTGCTCTGCTACCTTACCTGCCGCACTAGCCAGCCGGGCGACCTTCGGGTTCAGTATCACCAGTTGATCGCCGCTGGCCGCCTTGAAGAACTTGATGTCTTGCCCCGCCAGTTCGCGCACGTTGCGGAGGGCGACGGCATCGTACCGCTTCGCGAGCGCGTCCCAGAAGTTCGGGTCGTCGACTGGGAAGACTCGTTTGCCGGCCACCTCGGTCGCCTCCCGAACCGCCGCCCGAAGTGAATCCTCACTGTCGATGGTCAGGACGGTGGCCTTCGGATCCACCCGGTAGGAGACCGGCGCCAGATCCCGGGTCTCCCAGGCGCCCAGTTCCACCATCCACTTCTGCTGGTCGTAATCGTAAAACGGGCGCCCTTGGTGGACGTTCTCCTCGGTGCCCTCGACCACCTGGCCTTCGCCCGTTCTGACCTCGACCTTGCTCCAGCGTTCGTCGTCCAGGGACAAGTACAGTCTGTCCCCGGCCTCTTTGCCGGTGCCCGTCTCGCGCCCGAGCCCCGGCGCCATACCGTGCACCGGGGCCCGGGTGGCCTCGAAGGGTTGGCCCGCCTCGAGCGCCGCCGCCGACTCCGGCGTCGTCCAGTGCCGGAAAACCCCCGGCTCAACCGCTTTTCCTAGCTGACTAGGAATTTCCTCGGCCGGTGCCTGCGCGGGCGCGGCGACCACCGCCGGTTCGACCTTGGCCGGGACCGCCTCCTTCAGCGGCAGGTCAGCCCCCTTCTGTAACTGGATCTCCCTCTCGGCAGCGGCACGTATGGCCTCGGCGGTTCGGCGGTCAACCCCTGCCCTCACCAGGTCCGCCACCACGGGCTGGCTTTCGGGCACGCGGGCAACTTGGGTACCCGGTGGCGCCTCCAAGGGCCTCCCCGTGGCCTCCCCGGCTCTTTGGTGCCTCAACGTCTCGTCGATGATCTGGTCCAGGAGACTGACCTGGTCCTTCGTCGGCGCCGGCCCCTTGGCCTCTGTTTCGACCTCAACTAGCCGCCCCTGGGCGTCCTGGACCTGGACTACCTGGCGCTTCACCGCCGGCCCGGGTTCGCTCGGCGGTTTCCCTGGCTGCGGTCCTCGCCCGGGTGGGCCACCGGCGGTGCCTCCAGGTGCCTGGAGGTCGGCCGCGGTTCGTTGACGGCCTTCTCTGGCCTCACGGAAGGCATCCTGGAGTTCTGGGAGGCCGCGAGCGGCTGCCCGAAGCGCCAAGGCGCTCAGAAGGGCATCGACCCCGGCGAATCCCCAGTCTTTGGCCGCCCCGTGCGGATCCCCGGCGAGGTACTTTTCGGCACCGCTAACTGTAGCCTTTCCTGCCCCGACGCCAGCGACCCCACCAATCACCGCCAGTGCGCCTCGGTAGAGAACCTGCCCTACCCTCGGAATGGCCTGTAGACTCCCCAGAGCGGTGGCGCCCAGCAGGCTCTCCGCTGAGGTGAACCCCGACGCCTGCTCCGCCGCCGATCGCATCCCGGTCTGAAGGGCGGTTTCGCCAGGAGCCTCCGGAGGAAACAGCAGGTCGAACCGAAAAGTTGGCTCCTCGAGGGTCTTGGCCTGGCGCCCGGTGATGTTTCGCTGGACGAAATCGTCCACGAAGTCCGCGACCCGCTCAGCCGGACTCCACCCCTGCAGGGGTGCCGGCTGGGGTTGCCCTGGCCGCGGCGCCGCCTCGACCACCGGAGTCGTCAAACTCGGGGCCACCCGGAGGCGTTTGACCGCCTCGACCGCCTTCCCGACGAGGGGCCGCACGACCTCGCCCAGCGCCTCCATCTCCGGCTCGGCGACGATCGGGCCAGTGGCCTCTGGCACGTCCAGGCCCGGCACCACCGGCGCCCGTCCCGCCTCCGGCAACGGGCCCAGCCGCTCCATCCCCGGCACCGCCGGCGCCGTCTCCCGTTGCCGCTTCAGGTCCACCAGGGCCAGGAATCGGTCCTGTTCGATCGGCTCCATCCCTCCAAACCGCTCCGGAGCCGCCAGTTTCAGGGCAGACCTGCGCTCCTCTGGGTCGAGCGCGTAGAACTTCGGCGTGGCGAGGAGATCCTGGAGGGTAACGGTCGTCTGGGCCGCCGCGGCCATCTCACCTCTTCTGCGCCTTCCGCTTGTCGGCTTCCAGTTCGGCGAATAATGCGGCTCCGGTCCCCTTCTTCGGTGCCGGCGTTGCCGGGGCCGCCCCAGGGCTTTTGCCCTCGCCGAAATCTGTGATGGCCTGCATCAGTTCCTGTGGACTCATCTGGCCGACCGTCCGCGGCTTCACCGCGCCGCCGCGAGCCTTCCGCAGGATCGGTAGGTACCGTTTCTTCACCGTGCCGGTCTTGTCCCGTTCGACCAGATCATCCAGTGTTGTCCGGATCCGTTTCTCGTCCGCCTCCGTGCCCGCCCGCTGAACCACCTCGCTGGCGACGAGGTCATCGAACTCGGCCTCGCGGTCCTTGCGCTCCAGTCGCCGCTGGTTGGCCGTCGTCACGTCGCGCGCCTCCGTCCGGATCCGCGCCACGTCCTCCTGGGTTTTTCGGAGCTTCGTGCTCTCGCCGGCGGCGAATGTCTGGCGACTGGTCTCGCGCGCCCCCGCCGCCACGTCGCTTTCCCGCCCGGTGATCACTGGGATCATGGCGCGGTTGACCCGCCCCACTCCCGGCACGTCAACCTGCGCCGCTTCCTCCTGAACAGGCAACAGGGCGCGCGCCTTCCCGACCGCGAGTTGAGTCTCAATGTCCCCAAGACTCTTCAACTCGCCGACCTTGCCCGCCAGTTCACTGGCGCGTTTCTCCTCGGTCGTCGGCACGTAGTACCGCCGGCCGCGGTAGGCCACCGTTCGGTCGGTCGGCGTCGGTATCTGCGCCGGGACAACCGTCCGTTCTGGGGGCAGCCCCAACCCCGGCGCCCCCGTGAACGTCGGCCCGGGCAGTTCCGCCTGGTGCCTTCCCTCGGTCATCGGCCTGGCGCCGCCCTGGAGCAACCCGAGGTTCGCCTGAAGTTCCTGCAACTCGTTTTCGCGTTTTTCTCGCCGGATGGCGCGTTCGAGCGCTTCTTGCTGCATGCTCATCCCGCGGAGCGCCTG